AAGGAGGGAAAGCTATGGCAATGACGGGCGGCACCGCCTATCTGGTGAAATCCGAAAAAACTAATTACGGCTCCAACAGTTGGACGACCGACCTCTACATCTATGTGAAGGTCATCTCCCAGAATGTGATCGCAAACACATCTACCATCGCTCTGGGTATGTATGTCTATTCGAAATACTCCATAGCATGGTCGGACTTCGGCACCAACGGCACTTCCTATATCGGCACGGCCACCTCCGGCTCAAACTGCTTCACCTTTACAAACGGCCAGAGCGGTAGCGGCACGAAGTGGCTGATTGAGGACAAGCAGGTCACGGTGTACCACAACAGCAATGGTACGCTGACCCTCCCGATCTACTGGCACTGGGGCGTCAACAGCCCGTGGGGTCAGTACACCGGCCCCTCCGGCAGCTACAATGTGACGCTGAACACCATTGACCGAGCCGCCCCTACTGTTACCTTTTCTGTTTCGGCTATTACCGCAAACGGCTTCAAAATCTCTGCAAACTCCACCTCAACAGCGGATATCTGGCAGTACAGCACCAATGGCGGCTCCACATGGACGACCTTTTCTACGACCGCATCCACCAGTGCCAGCGTAACATTGTCCTCACTTTCGCCGAACACAAACTACACGGTGAAGGTGCGGGCACGGCGGCAGTACAACCAAGTCTATGGCACCTCCGGCAGCTCCACGGTCAAGACGCTGGGCGGTGCGGTGGTGAACAGCGTCAACACAGTGACCGCAGACAATGCCAGAGTGACCATCACCCTCAATGTCACCGTGTACGAACCGTCTTACATCAATTCTCTGGCGATCAAAAGCGGGAATACGACCATCCTGACCGTTACCGGGCTTGCATGGACGAAGGGTACGGCAAACCGCTCGGTCACCCTGTCATCAGCACAGAGAACCACGCTGCTCAATTGGATGGCCTCGATGAAGTTCTTCACGGGCACCTTTGCCGTTTCCTCCTTCAGCGGCTCAACGCAGATCGGCAGCACCTCAAGCAAGACTGCTACGGTGCAGACCACGGCGGCAAATTCTGGCCCAGCGTTGGATGGCTTCACTTACGCCGACAGCTACACGACCACAAAAAACCTCACAGGCAACGACCAGCTATTCGTTCAGAACTACTCGACCCTCAAGGTCACGCCCGGAACGGCAACTGCAAAAAACGGTGCCAGTATTTCCAACTACACAGCTTCCTGCAACGGGCTGTCATCCTCTAACACTACCGGCTCTGCCTTATCTGTTGGAAAGATCGCCAAGTCCGGCAGCGTAACGGTCACGCTCACGGTCACGGACTCCCGCGGTTATACCGCCAGCGTTTCCCAAACTATTACGGTCATTCCGTACACCAAGCCGAAAATATCCTCGGTAACGCTCCGGCGCACCAACGACATTGAAGCGGAAATGCAGCTCAAATTCAGCGGTTCTATTTCCGCTGTGACCGTAGACGGGATGCAGAAAAACAGCTTGGTTTATGTGCGGTATCGGTACAGGAAAACCAGTGAGAGCAGCTACGGCAGCTACACCAGCATCTATTCCGGCACGACAAAAAGCGGAACCTCTTTCAGCTACTCCAATTTGGAACTGTGCAATCTGGATGCCAACAGTTCCTACGACTTCCATTTGCAGATCCAAGACAAGCTCTATTCTTTGAGCAGTCTGGATCTGTATTTTACTGTACCGCAAGGGACTCCGCTCATTGCGCTTCGTAAAAAGAAAGTCGGCATCAACACGCCGGACCCGCAGGCCACGCTGGATGTGGACGGCAATATTCACATGAACGGCGTCAATGTCCACGGCAAAATGGGTAGAGTGGACGGCTCGACCACCGACCTCAACAATGTAAAGACTCCCGGCTACTATTTTGCGTATTCCGCTTCCACTGAAAAGCACTTTCCGACCACCACAATCGGTATGCTGGAGGTCTTTCTGCCGGAGAGCTACTTCATTCAGCAGCGGTACACCGTCTATGACGGCTCAAGGATGTATATCCGAGGAAACTATGGCGGCACATGGTCCTCGTGGCACACGGTGTCGCTGACCGCAGTAAGATAAAGAATATTTTTTCGGAATCAAGGCGCTCGGCAGAGTGCCTTTTTTCATACACAAATTCAACTTTCAAAGGAGGACAAACAACATGAAAGAATTCTGGACGACCATTCAGGTGGTGTTCGCCGGTATCGGCGGCTGGCTCGGATGGTTCTTGGGAGGATGTGACGGCTTGCTTTATGCGCTTCTGGCTTTCGTGGTCATCGACTATGTGACCGGCATCATGTGCGCCGTGGTGGACAAGAAGCTGTCCAGCGAAGTCGGATTCAAGGGCATTTTCAAAAAGGTGCTCATCTTCGCCCTGGTCGGCATCGGGCATATTCTCGACACCCGTGTCATCGGCAGCGGCTCGGTGATGCGCACTGCCGTCATTTTCTTCTACCTGTCGAATGAGGGCGTGTCCCTGTTGGAAAACGCCGCATACCTGGGACTGCCCATTCCGCAAAAGCTGAAATCCGTTCTGGAGCAGCTTCATGACCGCAGTGAAAAGGAGGATGAATAACATGGCTTACACGAACAGCCCCCTGGTGTCCTACACCAAGCTCAGCCCGAACCACTCCGGGCAGCGCACCCACAGCATTGACCGCATCACGCCGCACTGCGTGGTGGGTCAGTGCAGTGTGGAAACGCTGGGCAACATCTTTTTGCCGACCTCACGGCAGGCAAGCAGCAACTACGGCATCGGTGTCGATGGTCGGGTCGGAATGTATGTGGAAGAGAAAAACCGCTCTTGGTGCTCTTCCTCCAATGCTAATGACCAGAGAGCTATCACCATCGAGTGTGCCAGCGACAACACCGAGCCTTACGCTTTCAAGGATGTGGTGTACAAGAGACTCATCGAGCTTTGCACCGATATCTGCAGGCGCAACGGCAAAACCAAGCTGCTCTGGCTGGGCGATAAGGCCAAGACGCTGAACTACACCCCGAAATCTGACGAGATGGTGCTGACCGTCCACAGATGGTTTGCGAACAAGAGCTGCCCCGGCAACTGGATGTATGCCCGTATGGGTGGTCTGGCATCCAAGGTCACGGCGGCTCTCGGCAGCGAGGTGAAGCCGGTCGAACCTGCCAAGCCCACCGGCACAATCAAAGCTGGCGACCTCGTGACCATCACGGGCAGCACCTATTATGGCGGCAAAACCATTCCCGGCTGGGTGAAGAAGCTCCGCTGGTATGTGGTCGAGGTCAGCGGCGACCGTGCCGTCATCAACAAGGACGAGTCCGGCAGGTACGCTATCATGTCGCCGGTCAAGACCTCTGCACTTGCCGTGGCAGGCACGAAACCCTCCGAGGATTACCGCATCCACACCGTGGTGCATGGTGACACCCTCTGGGCAATCGCCAAGAAGTATCTCGGCAACGGCAGCCGCTATAAGGAAATCGTCAGCCTGAACGGGCTGAAAAGCAATGTCATCTACAGCGGCATGAAGCTGAAGATTCCGAACAAGTAAACCGAACCTATCACACGCCCTCTGCGGATCATTCCGTGGAGGGCGTTATTTTTTTGCCCATTTTACCCTGACAAAAGCGCCCTTTCTCTGGGTATAGCGAGAAGCGCTATTTCTCAGGAACGAGGTATCACTATGACAGACAAGGAACGCTCACGAATTGTGGAACTCCAACACCAGGGCTACGGGTATAAGAAAATATCCGCTATAACAGGGCTACCGCTAAACACAGTAAAGTCCTTTTGCGCCAGGCATCCTGTGCAGATCAAAGAGCTACCGAGCTCAAATGCCCTGTGTCGAAACTGCCTGGCTCCGCTTGAGCAGACACCGCATAAACGGAAAAGGATGTTCTGCTCCGATGCTTGCCGAATGGCGTGGTGGAACGCGCACCCTGAAAGTGTGCAGCGAAAAGCGTACTACACACTCACTTGCCGACATTGCGGGAAGCAGTTTGAAAGCTATGGCAACAGCCATCGGGTGTTCTGCTCCCGTGACTGCTATTTGAAATTCCGCAGGAAGGAGGCCGACCATGAGTGATTACGATAAGCGCCTGTTTGCCTACCAGATGGCGATGGCACTCGCCCGGAGTATGCGTTCCAAGGGGCTGATATCAGCCAAAGAGTACGCTAAGATCGATACAATTATAGCCAAGAAATACGGCATATCTTCGTGTAGTATATTCCGCTGAAATCACTGGATAAATCGTGTTTTTAGAGGTAATATGTCACACACCAAAGGGAGGTGAAACACATGAAGAGAGTCGTAGAAAGGGTCGATGCCCTAATTCCCTCACAGCCGAGAGCTTTGCGTGTTTGCGCTTATGCCCGTGTTTCCACAGGAAAGGATGCTATGCTGCATTCACTGTCCGCTCAAGTCAGCTACTATAGCAAAATGATTCAGAGCCACAACGGGTGGATGTACTGCGGCGTTTACAGCGATGAGGCTGTGACCGGCACAAAAAGAGAACGAGCCGGGTTTCAGCACATGATTGAGGAGTGCCGCCAAGGGAACATCGATCTTGTTATTACGAAGAGCATATCCCGTTTCGCCAGAAATACGGTGACGCTTCTTCAGACTGTCCGAGAGCTGAAAAGCCTGGGCGTAGATGTGTTCTTTGAAGAGCAGCACATCCACACACAGAGTTCCGACGGTGAGCTGATGATGACCATCCTGGCGTCCTACGCACAGGAAGAGAGTTTGTCAGCCAGTGAAAATCAGAAATGGCGTGTCCGAAAAGCCTTTGAAAACGGAGAAATCATCAACCTCCGGTTTTTGTTCGGCTATGACATCACACCGGGCGGCATTCAGGTGAATGAGAAGGACGCTGCCATCGTCCGAGAAATATTTGCACGGTTCAACGGTGGCGAGAGCATGAGTTCCATCTGTCGTGACCTTGATGCCAGAGGACATAAAGGCGTTCTCGGCGGTACATGGTGTGCGGAGCGGATGCGGAATACCTTATCCAATGAAAAGTACCTCGGCAATGCGCTCCTGCAAAAGCGATACCGCAACAACCACATTGAAAAGAAGCTGTTGCCGAACCGAGGAGAGCTTCCGATGTACTATGCCGAGGGAACGCATGAGCCAATCATCGACCAGGCAACATTTGATAAGGCACAGGAGCGGCTCAGAATGCTGGCGCAGCAGACTGCCAACCGCACGAAACCGACTCGTTCAGTTTTTTCGGGGCTGATTCACTGCGGACTGTGCGGCAACACCTATAAGCGCGTCACTTACCGCAAAAAGCACTACTGGAATTGCACTACATTCCAGACAAAAGGAAAATCCGAATGTGCCGCTAAGCGGATTCCGGAAGAAACGCTCGAAACCCTCACCTGCGAGGTGCTGGGAGAGGGCAGCATCGACAGCGATATGGTCAGAAGCAAAATAACGGCAATTAGAGCAGAGAAAAACAATGTGGTCGTGTACTGCATGGACGACGGTTCTGAAATCGTTAAACGATGGAAAGACCGCTCCAGAGCAGAAAGCTGGACGCCTGAAATGAAAGAAAAGGCACGACAGCGGGCATTACAGGCAAGGAGGAAAAAGGAATGAACAGAACAGCAGCACGGTCGGTCACAGTCATTCCGCCGACCATCAATCCGCTGACGCACCTTTCCAGGGTGGCTGTACAAAAACGGCGGGTCGCAGGATACGCAAGAGTGTCCACAGACAGCGATGAGCAGTTCACCAGCTACGAGGCACAGGTGGATTACTACACGCAATACATCAAACGCAATCCCGAATGGGAGTTTGTAAAGGTATATACCGATGAGGGCATTTCCGGCACGAACACCAAGCATCGCATCGGCTTTAATGAAATGATCGCCGACGCCATGTCCGGTAAAATCGACCTCATCGTCACAAAGTCGGTCAGCCGCTTCGCCCGAAACACGGTTGACAGTCTGGTTACCATCCGCAAACTGAAAGAAAAAGGCGTAGAAGTCTACTTCGAAAAAGAGAACATCTACACCTTTGACGGCAAGGGCGAACTGCTGCTCACCATCATGTCGAGCTTGGCACAGGAAGAAAGCCGCTCCATTTCGGAGAACGTGACCTGGGGACAACGGAAGCGGTTTGCGGATGGAAAGGTCAACCTCCCATACAAGCAATTCCTCGGCTATCGCAAAGGAGCGGACGGTTTTCCAGAAGTCGTTCCGGAGGAGGCAATCGTTGTCCACCGGATTTATACTCGATTCATGGAGGGGTTGACGCCGGGGGCCATTGCAAAGGAACTGACAGCAGATGGGATTCCGACTCCATCGAGAAAACAACGCTGGCAGACCAGTACAGTGGAAAGCATCCTTCAAAACGAGAAATACAAGGGCGCTGCACTCCTTCAGAAATGCTTCACGGTCGATTTCCTCACAAAAAAGAGGAAGGTCAATGAGGGCGAGGTGCCGCAGTATTATGTGGAACACAGCCATGAGCCGATCATTACGCCGGAAGAGTTCGACAAGGTTCAGACGGAGCTTGCGCGGCGCAAGCAGATCAGCCGCCAGTACAGCGGAAAGAGCATTTTTTCTTCCCGCATCGTCTGCGGGGACTGCGGCTCCTACTTTGGCTCGAAAGTCTGGAACTCGACCTCAAAATACCGCAGGGTCATCTGGCAATGCAACGGCAAATTCAAGGGTGAGCACAAATGCGAAATGCCGCATCTGGACGAGGAAACCATTAAAGCGCGGTTCGTGACCGCCCTTAACGCTATCATCGAAAGCAAAGACAACATCCTTGAGGATTGCCGATTGATGCAAGCTGCCCTGACAGACTGTACAGGCATTGATACAGAAATCGAGAGCCTGCTTGAGGAAATCGATGTGGTGACCGAACTGAAAGAATGCGCCGATTCCAGCAGAGAGTGGGATGGTAAAATGGAAAGATTGCTGCATTTGATGCGCTAAATAGGCTAATTTGGAACTCTTTTATGTTGCGTATCAAACTGCACCCCCTTACACGGTTTCTATCAAAATTAGAGTCATTTGCCGAAAGAGACAAATAAGTCTAAAAAGCTTGGCGATTTTGAGATGTGGAATGATGCAGAGTTCAGATTCGAAGTGGTGAGGGCTTTTATCAACTCAAGAACGGAAATTCAAAATGAAATTGAGTAACCGGAGAATAGCGATGGACAATTCAGAATGATTTCTTAAGTTAAGATTAAGAGGGAATAAATCATGGAGGGTATGCCACCAGATAATTGATATCTTCGACCCCCCTTCGAGTGTTCAAATCAAGACAGCGAAAACGCAAAAACATCTCTATTGTCTTGTCTTCACACCACAGGAATATTGCTGACCGATGTGCGGAGGGAGAATTGATCCTTGATCCGCAGTCCGTTCTTCCTGATTTCCTCTGCCCAATTTCCCC